CTAGTTTGTAATTGAAAAGTTCCCAATGTAGTTAACGAATCATTGAATATTGCCCATGAGTCATTCTCATAATTATAGAGAAGCCTTGCGGTTGGAAAAATCCAATTTGTATTCCCTACATTGGGATAAAAACTAACTAACGGGATTGTCCAATAGGCCAAGCGATTTGGGAAGTCTCTGATTCCTTGCACTCTAGAAACGCCATTATTTAGAGTATTGAATTGGAAAACGAAATCAGGAATCTTAATATCGATGCGCTCTGCTTTATAGCTATCACACTCAATAATTCCCTTATCTCCCACGCTCACCAAAGAGGTGTCAAATTGGATAGCTGCAAATGTACTCTCCGCACCCAATTCACTATTGACTTTTTCGATTTGGAAAGGAGCAATGCTGCGACCTGTATAACGAAGTTGCCAAGTCGATCGCTCGCAATAAATAACGAGATTATCCCTAACAAAGCCAACAGATATAATATCTTCACTAGTTGGAATATCAAGAAATCCTCCCTGTCCTCTGATGTCATCTCTCCACGAGCCAGTAGATGGAGGGCCGGCTGCAAAAGGAATAAAAGGATTTCCGATTGTTGACCATCTAATCCTGTTAGAAAAGTTTTGGGCGCTTGTAGGCCCTGCCATTGTGTCGCCTTCATAGGTATTGAAAACAACCATGCGACCGCGATAAGGTAAGTTGCATAACCAATTGAATAAGGAGGTAGTCGCATCAATTTGGTTCCAAGTGCTGGATGTAAAATCTACCCAGGTAGTTCCATCTGTGATTCTTGGTGGATCTCCCCCTCCTGTTTCTCCTCCGCTTCCATTCGTCACCCAAAAGAGTTTTTGTCCAGATGTGGTAAATGGAGGATTAGAGCTTATCCAATAATTAGTAGACCAAAAGAAGTCAGTGCCATCGACACCAACAGCTGCTGCATTCCATGTGGTTCCTGGAATAAATTCTTGAAACGCTCCCGCTGTGCCGTTATAGATATAAGCGTAAATTTGATCAAAAAAGATGGTCTGATCTTGAGCGCTATTTTGAAGTTCTCGAGTTCTAATTCCCATCACAGGAAGAGAGGGAAAATACTCAAGTGTTATTACTACAGCCGTAACACCAACAGCAGGAGAAAATGAAAAAGATAAGAACCCTGTAGAATAATTTATAGTTCCACTATTTGTTCCAGGTGTTCCAACTAATATGCCATTTTGAGTTGTGCTATCCGAGAATGTAATGGCTCCAACTGTTATATTTACTGTTCCTGGTTTAATTGAGGCGTTGGGTTGAGAAGATCTAATATCTATATTTGGATCGTTTAAAATATCTGCGTAAGATCCAGTAGTCCCAGAAACCCCAGCACTTAAAGAAATTCCAGTTATAGATCTTTGAAGTCTTCCAAGAAGCTGATAACCTTTCTTTCGTTTGATACGTTCACGCCAGACATAGGCATTTTGTAAAACTGGATAGGCATCATCAGGCAAAAGAAAATTTTCTCTTTCCTGAACCAAGCCAGTCGTCATTCCAGTAATCTTTAGTGGAGAATAGCCAGCCATTAGAATCCCTGCCCAATTCCCCATCCAGTGCCATATCCATAACCTGTCTGAGTAGTGTTAAATAGAGTGATATTGGGTTGACCGATTTCTTCTACGGCTTGTCTTTCTAGGACTAAGGCTTCTTGACGCATGAAGCCTTCTTGTAAATTCTGCACTCCTTCCATATCCTGTCTATCTCTAAGTATCTCACATGCAGCACCATATGCAATGTATTGGGCCCACTGATTAAGAACAGGATTATCTGTAGTCTGCATAAATTGAGCTGGAGTCTGATAAACTTCTACTTCACATAGATAAACATTGTCTGGAACTGGACGGATTGTAAGTTCGTTATTCCAGAAGAGAAGATTGTAAGGTCGTCCTACTTGATAGGTTGCCGCCCATACGTTAATCATTGTTCCTGCAGCTGGAGCAACAGGAAAATTTACTGTAATTTGCGTGGTTACATAGTTCACTGTCCCGCAATATTGAGGAGTTAAAGAAAGTGGAGGAGAGGGAACTGGAAGAGGAGATAATGGAGGGATGGCTGGCTTCTGTTGATTCAATGAATCCAGATAGACGTTATTACCAACATTATTCTGATTAATGAAAAGCAATTGTCCTGTAGTAGTATTAGATCCAATTCCGAAGGCATCAACAACAGCTCCCCCATCGTCAATTATTCGTATTGGATTGCCATTTTTGTCTATTCCTCCAATAACGAGTTGGGTACTTAGGATACCAAAGTTTGGTTGGGGAAAGGGATTCTGGTTATTACCAAATAGGGTGAATGTGAAACTTGTTGTCACGCCATCTCCACCTACTGGCTGAAATTGAGTGGGATAGCGTGGATATAAATTGTAAAGTTGGTCACGATTTTTGAAGAAATTTCCTGGAATCCCTTCAAAATATACAGGGGCTCGGAACCCCTGTAGATTGTTTACATCGACAGGATATCTATCGACGTTTGGAATCGTAAGAAACTTGTAGACAGAACGCTGCTGGTCGATCTTAATAGCATATGGAAAATCATTATTATAAAAAGTATTAACAGCCTGTTGGATATCAAAGCTGGTAAGAGCTGCTTCGCTAGCGGAAGCTGTTAAGCGCCTTACTTTCTTTTCAATGAAAGTATACGTTGAGTCGGCTTGTGCTACTGAGCTCATAACATTCCTTTAATTTAAAAAGAAACAGGTACCATCTTATGCAACCAATCGCCCGCTTCATCTTTGTCAAGTGGAGCTTCATCTTTTCTGATTGCTTCTCCATCAATGCTAACTAGCCCAGAGCGTTTAGGAATGTGTTTCATAGAATCATTAACTTCTTTAACCAAACCCATAGGTACTTCATAAGTTTTACCTGGGATGAAATGCCATACTTGGATGGGATCTCCGCTATATCTGCAATAGGGCTTTGTCAAACGTTCATGCCGTCCGCGACTATTCATGTATTCGACCTTAACTACTTTGGCATCATCTTTCTTAAGTCTTTCCAATTCTTTCTTATGTTCTGGTTTGAAATTTTTGAACTCATCAAATGGAACACTGTTAGTTAGAGTATTGATCAAACCGTGAAGCTCTCCTGAAGCTGTAGCCATCATTAATTGTTGGGTCATATTTAATTTCCTATATTGTTTAGTGATTGAAAAGGCACCACGCCGGTGCTGTTGTTGTATTGCAAATTTCTTGAGCCATTAGGAGCAATAGTTGCTGGCTGTTCCACGTTTCCTGAAGGAACAACAAACGCGTCGAATAGAGATGAATCAAGATTCAATGTAAAATTTAATCCATTGATTTCCGTGATTGTTCCTATTAGATTATTGGCCTGATACATTCCATAAGTCTGAGGAACCATCAATCTAACCGCCATGCCTACAATGTATGTATTAGCCTCTGTGGTGGTGTTTTGTACTGCCACCCCTATCACCATAGGGGAAGACTGCGAAATGCTTGTAATGAGCAAGCTAGAGGGTATCTGGATGACTGGAGGCAAATATTGATTAGCCATCTTCCCTCAATTAAATTGGTTTTTTTAAGGATTGAACTTTAAAAAAACCAATTTACATTAAAGGGTGGTGATAAAATGTCTCCACCCATGTAAATTGCCTTTTAGAGAAAGTAGATTCTCCAAAAGGCAATTGTTTTTAATTCGACCATTTGCCTGACGCCAGGAAAATGATCCACATACTAGCTAGGAACAGGAGCATTAATCGTGCCTGTTTCCATTTTGTAAGCTGCCCATACAATCACATCTGATGCCGATCCACCTGGAGACTGAGCGCCTGCAGGAACGTACATATAAGGAATAAATACGCCTGAATGGAAAGGAATCTGTGTGAAGTTATACCCTGTTTGAACCCCACTAATAGGATTAAACTGAGTCGATTGCCCAGCAGGAGCTACAGTTGCAAACAACTGAGTTGTTGGCGAACCAGAGCTTGCAGGGAAAGCAAATGCTGTAAAGTTTGTTGTGTTTACATTGATAGTAAAGTTGTATGCATCAACAATTGAAGTGACAACAGCAGGTAAGTTTTGAACTTGGTAGTAGTTATTTAACTGTACCATTCCGAAAGACCCTGGAATTGTAAATTCCAGTTTTTGACCAAGATACACACTGTTTGCTTGAGAAACAGTAACTTGCGCTTGAGCCGCTTGAGTGATTGCGGTCACATACAAGAAACTTGGTTCTACTGGGGTGAACTGATTAACTCGTCTTACAGAGAAAGCAGTTGCAGCAGCAGCAAACCCAGAGGAATCTAACCCTAACAAGGTAAATCCAGATCCTGACACAGACGAAATTGTGAATGTCATGCCTGAAATTTGTTGCATCCCAACAGCATTGTAAATAATAACAGTATCCCCTTCGGAATATGTGTTAGTTACAGTGGCGACAGCGCCGTTAGCTTGGGTTATGGTAGTACCTGTTAAAGCTGCCTGCGGAGCAGGGAAACTTGTAACATAGGTAAAGCCATTGGAGGCGGTTGATGTTGAAAATTTATCAATGTTAATGGCGCTAGTACTGTCGGTTTTTTTCCAACGTAACCCGTCATTAACAGCTGTTAATCCACCACCATACCATTCCCCTCTGACTACACGCCCAGTTGCCTGAGTTGTTGCCATTTGAGTCAGGTTAGTAGTAACAAAATAATCAGCCCCACTTGGTAATGGAATGATTTGATTCACTGCCGTTGCTGGCTGAGTGAAAGTCCCTTGAGTAACGATTGTAAAAGGCATATTGAAAATCTCCTTATGATGGTTGGAATGTGGTTACATTCAAGCCAGAGATCCAGTTTTGGTTTGTAATCGCACGAGCGATGGCAAACTTGGCGTAGAGTTGGCTGTTTTGAGCAACAGAAGAAACCACCCAAGGTGGACGGTATCCGATGACAGCTGTGTAGTTGTTCTGCTCGATTTTTGCGGCAGCTTCTAAGCCATACATAGGAATTGTGTAAACTGTGTTGCCTCTTAGAGAGATTCCTGGAGTCTTTGCAGCTTTAGAGGAAACAAAGAAACGGAATCTAGAAATCGAGCAATACTCTTCTGGACGAATCCCTTCTTGAGTGGGATAAGCTGATTTGAGCAATACGCCTTGAACTTTCTGAAGATCAGCAGCCAAGTTAGTGTTTGCGAGTGCTATAAAAGCGTCTCGTACACCGCCGGTCGCAAATTTTAGGGTGGCTTCCAAGCTAGTTAGCATTGAGCGAGCGTCATTGCCAAGTAGGATGTTTTCGATGTTATTAACGTCGTTCAAGCTGATGTTACTTGGCTGATCCCCGTTCAAACCGCCTGTAGCGTTGATATAGGAGACGGAGCTTGCGAATAGGTCTCTCATTAGAAGATCCTCTTTTTCACGTAACCATTGGCCCAGCAGCGCTGTGAATTTGGTTAATGTTTTAGAGTTCTCCCACAGAACGACTTGTTCGTTAGTGACGATAGATTTAGCATAGATTTCCATTGTCGCATCGATATCGGTACGAACTGGAACTTCCGAAGCAGGATCAATACCCGAACCATCAAGTTGACCGCCATCAGTAGATAGACGCTCAAAGCGAGACATACGAGTTGTTTTACCGATATAACTTTCGGCATGGTGTAGATCGACTCCAAAAGAGTGGATCAAGTTAAACATTGGAGTTGACAAAAGGTCTTCAGATGCCTGAACTGGAAGCTCAGGAGCCATGTTCTGAATGCCTGTTATGCCTGTTGAAAATGACATATTAGCCTCTTTAGTAAGTTGAAAATTTACGTTGGATATGAACCAACTACTTTCATGCTTACGTTAAAGAGGCGTAGGCTCTTTGCTAGGTCGCCAACCTAACTTTTGGTGCTAAATTCACTCTATCAAGTAATTTATTTAATTCCAACAAAAAATTTTACATGTATGGGTGTTCATTCTTTAGGTGACCTTTAAGTTGCATCTTCAATTGTTGGATTTCGAAGCACATCACGGATAAAGCCATATCGACATTAAAATCATCTCTTAAATGTTCAGGAACATTTGCATCTGGATAAAATTCCTTGAAGTTATTAATGTTTTCTTGACGACGTTTATTCGCAATCTCTGCGTTGCTTGAAAAAGTGCGTCCTAAAGTTTCAATTTTGTAATCATATTCCACCACGGTTTCTCCATAAATCAGTGATTATTACCATGTCTTTTAAAATTGGAGAAGATAAGTCAATCTGATGAAGATCCCCATGTCTTTCATTCCAAGTATCAGCAAAACGTTTTGGTTTATTGAGTGCCTTATAATCTTTTCCAAATGCCCATAAAGCAAAAGAATCCGCATCCTCCTCTCCTACTAATTCAATTGCTATATCTCTTAGACGGACCATTAGCTAACCCCTTTCAGAATCTTCTGCATGCGTTCCCAATTGGCAGCACGCCTTTCCTCTGTCAGCCTTGCACTTCCTACAGCTTCTCCTGGTTGAGTGACTCCTGTACTTGAAATAGACTTTGGCTTATTGAAATTAGCCTCGGCTTTAGCAGCATCTTTCTTTGCTGTTGTCGTATTTGGAACAAATTTTTTTACTGCTTGATAGATATCTGACCATTTGTCATAACCATCTCTTAACCTCTGAAGCGGGCGGGACACCTCTGGATAGTGGTAATCGAGATAATCAAGATTTTCCTGTGAAATAACATTGTTAAAATCTGGGTAAGTTTGAGATAAGCGATTAGGGTATTCTTGTTGTTCCCTTTCAGCCCTTTCCTTTTGTGCTGCTGCTTCTCTTACTGCAAGAGCAGCCTGTACTTTCCTCTCTATCCTTTCATCTTCTGTCTCCTCTTGTTCTGTAGGAGCATTCATCCCATAATATTGCTGATAGGCTTGTGGAGTGGGGGCTGACTTTGCAAAGGCTGCTTCCATTGCTGCTTTAAGAGCAGACACCTCTGCTTCCTTTTCTGCTGCTTTACGTTCCGCAGCTTCCCTATCGGCTCTATCTTTCTTACGAGCTTCTCTGAAAGCGCGCCAATTTGGATCTTCTTGAGTGCCTTCTTCTGTTTTACTTTCTTGAGATTTTTGCTGTGGCTGCTGAGATGTGGTAGTTTCAGGTTTTTTTTGGGCCGGATTTGTTTCAACTTTCTCTGTATTTAAAATATTTTCTTGCTTATTGTCTGGGGTATCAACCGTCATATTGGAGTCTCCTTATGTCTGACGTAAACAAATTAATTGAAAACCAAGAGAGAGTAAAGGAAAATTTTGAATATGAGGAAAGAATGAGAAAAGTTCGTGAAGAAGTTGCTAAAAAGTTCAACGACTATAGGAAAACTCTAGCTTACATGGCAGCAGATGCACCCATTGGAACACTTTGCCTTCCTACAGTAATTGAAAATGCCCTACTCGCTCACGGCTTGATGCGTATCTACGATCTTTTCGATTGCGATTTTACTGAAGTCAAAGGGCTCGGTGTCCGTCGCATTGGGGAGTTGACATCCTGCCTTGATAAGTTCTTCTCGATGCTCTAAGAAGTATTCGTGCTCGGAGGGCATATTAATCTTTTGATCTGCTCTCACATAATTCCAGAAGTGGCATGGATCTGAATTGTAGAATTTATTGGTGATTTTGTCGTATTTCCAACCCTTGTAAAAGGCATCTGACCAAGCTTTCATTGTTTGGTATCTTTTATCTACATGAGGCAATTCATGAAGCTCCGCCATAACAACATCAGAAGGTAAAATCCAAAGACGATGAGTAATGGCATCTTTTGCTTTATTATACAGGAAAACCGACTGATTAGGACGAGGCTTTGGTAGATAAGGCCATGCATAAAATTTCCTGCGCATTAGATTTTTAATCAATGGATCTTTTGCAATAAGCATCACGATACAAAATTCATTCTCATCTATGATTGTCTTATGATTCTCAATGCACTGTCTAAGATGAGGCATGATCTCATCCGCGAGAGCATGACCTACTTCTAGAGCATTGTATTTCGTGTTGTCTGCGAGGGCTTTTTTTGAAAGTTCACCGGCGGTGACACGTTGAGACATGATATTCCTGTGTGTAAAAAATTTCTTTACACAGGAATATCAATAAAATATTTATTTGTCAAAAATTAGACAAGACCACACATATAATTTTTCTTATACTTTCTCCACTGCTGTCCTGTTGGATTTGGAATGAACTTTATTAGGTTTTTTCTTAGAAGTTTTGCTCTTACTTTTCTCATTTGGGTGCATTCCTTTTTCAGCAATTTGTTTCTCTAAAATTGGCATATCTAATTTCATAGGGATTGGAGGTGGTTCAGTAGCTGGCAAATCTGTGAACAGAAACCATGAATTGTCTGGTCTCTCAATAGATGGATGTTTTTCTCTGAGAAAGTCTTCTTCTGTCGGAGTGCCATCTATGTATAAATTCTCAATCTTTGTCACTTTTTATATCCAAGTTGTCATTTTTAGAACGTTTAAACTTGATCGCTAGAGTAGAAAACTGAGCCAAAACACTCACAATATGAGCCGGCCGATAGATCACTTCATAGTCATTATATGATAATCCATCAAGCAAGCATTCAATTGTTCTTTCCTTATCATTTTGATAAAGATATTCAGCGAATTTTTTTACATGAATATGAATTTGATCTTGTAAATTTTCTTGATCAGTTTCTTTCTCATAAATTCTTGTTATAATATACCCATACTCCTTGTCTAGAGCATGCGGTTCTCCATCAAAAATATATTTATCCATCAGTGATCACACTCGTTTGTTTTTGTGTGTGGAGTAGGTCTCATCCTTCCTTCTCTGGGAAGAAAGGCACCCCATGAATTATCTTCTCCTCTAGGAGTTAAATCCATGTTCTTTTCCCATTGCTCATTAGGAACAGCTCTGCCACTGCCTTTCTTAATGACATCTGCTGTCCTGTTCTTGGCATAGTCAGGATTATGATGCGTTTTTTTAGCCATAAAACCTCTTACTGTTTGAAAATAAAGTTGTCCTAGTTGGATTCGAACCAACACTCTTCTGGCTGAGCTTTACCCCTATCCAGATGCTCTTCCAATTGATGCTATAGGACTTAAATTGTTAATGTTGAGCTTTATGCTTTTTAGCATAGGAAGCTAATGCATCAACAGATTTTTTGTATTCTTCACTTTGATTCATTTCAGAAGAATATTTGCCATCTGCAACGCTTACATCTTGCATTTTCTTTTCCCAATGCCCTTCGTTAAACTGAGGCATTGCTGCATGCTTTCCATGGGCTTCTTTACTATGTGCCATATTGTCTCCTATCCAGCTATCGCTGGTTGTTGTTGAGAGGTGTTATTAACCCCTTTAATATACTCTGCAAGCTCTAGGTTATTCCTAAAGTTCTGTAAATCCATATCTTCAAGTTCTATCATTGTCTTAACCATTTCTAAGTCTGCTTGTGATTGCTTATGGACTGCTCCGGCATGAATATCTTCAATCTTAGCCATACGCTCATTAGCAGAAGCTAGGACGTCTTGTTCCCGTGCCATATCGACTTTAGCCTTTGCGAAGAGTCCCATAATCTTGGCATTATCCATCTTCTCTTGTTTCTGAGCCTCTGCTTGAGACTGTTGTACTTGTTGCTGTTGTTGTTCTTCCATATCAGCGATAACTTGTCGTTTATTCGTGATAAAGGCGGCTCGTATGATCGATTTATCAGCAATCTGCATGCCAAGCTGTTTAAAGTGGAGAAGCTGCTGGAGTTCCATCTGCCGTTGGGAAGTAGAATAATTACCCTCTTCGACGGAGACGGCATATTTTTGTGAGTGGGAAGTCCAGAAGCGTGGATCAGCATCATGACCCAAAATATTCCGCACTTTACCTTTCGAGAAGTTCTTTCGTATGGCTTGTAACCGTATTTTTCCATATAATCGCTGTGTATAGTCGAGCTTGTCGAAAATTGTTTGTAAAGTTGTAAGACCTGCGCCTTGTCGTAACATTGATAAGATACCAGATTTGTCGTCCGTCGCTGCTCCCAGAAGCTCTTCATTCACACCTGAAATTTTAGTAATATCCTCTGCCAGGCTATTTGAAAGCTCAAGTAGAGATTGAGGTATAGCCACAGGCTCAATTCTTTGTATTTCACTAGGCTGCCTACCTGCTTTAAGAGGTATTAGGAATCCATCTCCACCACTTGTTTGTCTAAAGCATTTTGGGTCTGGGACTACATCTACTGGATAAATCCATCCGGCATTCAAACTAGACTGAAGTAGCTGAAGCTCAATAACTTTGCGCATATTATAAAGGAATTGGCTATCTCTTAGGTTTCTGATGATGCCTTGTTTCCTCCACGCATATGCCTGGATGTCTTGTTCTATATAGCACTGTGTCGGAATGAAGGGGTATTCGTCAATGCCAAGTAAATTTTTTCCGTGGTATACTATTTTTCCAGAAAGGCTTATCACTAGCTTGACAGTAGGGATATCAACCTCTTTGACCTTAAGCCATGGTTGCTGATAGAGCACTCTTTCCATCTCATCTTTTTCAGCTGTTTCATCATCTTCCCATTCCACAGCTTCTCCAGAGATAGGATCTAATATGATTTTACCCTTTCTAGTAGTTCGATAATAGAATTCATCGTAGGTAAATAAGTTGTTGATTGCGACGTTCTGCAATTCGGCCTGCATAGGAAAACGACCATCTTTCATGCCTCCTGGCTTCATCTTGTCTATCTCTTTTGAATAGCCAGGAAGTAGCATTTTAGCCATTTGTTTGCTTGTCCAGCGTCTTCGCCAAATCCCGTTACAGTCACTTAAGTCTTGCTTCCTCGTGTACTGATCAATCAAATAATTATTATACTGAACCGAGTCCGTAAATAGGTCACCAGAGATTGGATCAAATGTAAAGTCTGGGTATAAGTGCAGGAGTGTTTCACCAGTATCACATGCTCCCTCAAATGACTGGGACAAATACTCCTGGAAACCATCCCGATCATCACACCATCGCATGACTTTATTGTAATCATCAGCAAGAGGGTCATCGCCATCGCTAAGTGGAATTGTAATTGTAGATTTTCTATTCTTGCGCTGAAATCCGCAGATCATATTGATATGACGACGGATGAGGTTGAAAAAGAACTTCTGGACATTTTGTGAGTTCTGCCCATATACTTGATTGTACAGTTGCTGGTCTCCAACCTTAAATCTCTTATCGATAGCTCCTTGGAGCCAGTAGGTAGAGTTGGTGGTGTAATTGGTTTGATAAAACCAATCCTGCATCTGCTTTAAATCTTTTGCCTGGATATCTGAAGGGTCGATATATCCTAAGGAATATTCGCCGGATTCATAACTGCCCATGAATACCTTTATGTATGTATAAAGATATTCATATCATATTTAAATTTTTAAGTTAACAAATTTTATATATCATCTTGGGCATCACCCTCATTATTCTCCACTCCTAAAATCAATCTATATTCATAGATGATCTTTTTATACACTTCACAAGCATCTTTTTGTTCCTTGTAAAGCCATTCCCAATCATGCGCTTTTATTCTCCAAAATTCGATATTTTTTACGTCTTCCATTAGAAATACCCTCCTGTTCCTGGGCCTATTGGTCCCCAGGCATCATCTTCGAATATTTTTCTACGATATTGATCATAAGAAATATTTTCATCAGGATGACTAAATTCGCCCTGAGGAAAAGCAGAACAGACTGCGTAGCGTAACGCATCACATATGTGGTCATTCTTCTTGACTGGCTTATCTTCTCCTCTATCAGCAGCCTTAGAATCCCAAGCATAGGATTGAAGACATTCTCTTAGAGTAGTACATCCCTTTTGGATGACGATGTTTTTTCCTCCGATGAACTTAGAACAGATTTTGATCCCCAAGAGTACGTCATTATTGGCATCGAGAACTGGTAACTCGGCCTGCCTGAGGGCGATTTTAAGAGATGCGGCAGCAGGATCGACATAAACAGCTGACACGTTCTTATAACCAATGAAATCTTTGATATCTCGAACCAATTCCTGGTCTGTTTTTGATCTCCCTTTCTTGGCAGAATCATAGTAATATTCCGCCTCCACTCTAATCTGGGGCCATTTGTTCGGCGTGATAGCGCATAGTACAGCTGCCGTAGCATTAGTTGTACCGTAGTCAACTCCCACAATATAATAAGAGGGGGCAGGGAATGGATTTTCATACTCGTTGTTTTTATCGTAACAGTCATAAATAGCTCCATGTGCTAATGCCCACTCTCCAAGGATATATCGGTTATACCACATACCAGTATAGGAAGCTTTGAGCTGCTGCTTATACTTTTCATCAAGGATAGGGTTGTCTTCGAGTGAGAAATTCCAACAGGCGAGATCTAAACCAGGTTTGTCTATGTAGTCTTTCTTAAGCCAATGTGCTGGGCCTTCAGGGTTGCAAGTTGCTAGAAGCTTTGCTCCCGGGACCCTCAATCTGCTCTCCAACATCTTCCAAAAAGGCTCGGGTAAATTCGTGGCTTCGTCCACGTACGCAAGGGCCAAAGTTGAGCCTTGTATCGTAGATACTGCCGACACGTCCGGAGCTCCCACAAACCAGACATCTCTTCCATATAGGCGGCTCATCTGTGCTTTCTCTGTTGGACATGGGAAACCTAACCTTCTGTATAGATGTGTAAGAATATTTCTTTGTATTGATGTCCTGTTAACGCCGATAATCATTGCATCGCCAGGTGGTCCATTCTTTAGATCATACATGAATCTTTCGAGACTTGAATAGGTCTTTCCTGAACTAACTGCACCTACCCAGATGTTGAATCGATGAGTAGCCTCGCAAAAGCTTCTATTCTGTTTCGGACTTGTTGCCATTTGCCCTTAACTCCGCAATTTCATGCTCTAGCTGCATAATGCGATGAGACTGGTCTAGCTGAGTCTGATTCGCTGCTAATTGATTAAGCATTTCTGGTTCCCGCTGACCTAACCTCGTCTTGCCAAGCCAATGCAATGCAGGCCAAAATCCTTTCATTGCTTTTTGAAACTGTTGAGCTTGAATTAACATGTCCCCTTCACTGAGCAAAGAAGCCGAAAAAGCCGACCATTCCATGTCATATTTTTCTTTCACTCTTGCGCGTAAAGTGTCTTCATCAATGTGAAATTTTTTGCAAATGTCAATCTGCTTACATCCAGCCTTAACGTATAATTCGACCATGTCCCAGTTGATTTCTTTTTTTACGCCCATATCCATTCAAGTTTTATTTATAATCTATACCCTAATACCAATAGGTATTCAAGAAATTTATATTGATCTTGACGCGTAAAAATGACAATATGAAAGGTGATAAACTTAAAAATCGATAGCTATTTATTGAGGAAAGCGATGAAGAAAGATGAGATGAAAAAGTTGTTTGAAAAGACACGTGATAGTCTACATCCAAATGTAGAGGTATTCGAGAGTTTAAGAGTATTCACAGAGATGGTAGCTGCTTTTTATGAGTATCTAGAAGAGAAGATAGACTTGTTAGAAAGACTGGAAGAGAAAAATAAAAATGCGCCAGAAGCTTAGCAGAGGGAGCAACGAGATTTTTTAAAATCAGATATTACATATATGTCTCGGAGGTCGTGGGTGCAAATCCCACCTGGCGCTTTAAATATCGAATAGAAAATGAACCAATTGAAGCAGCCCCCACAAAACAAGAGCTAATCCATATACAGAAATAAAAATAAATAAGTCTCTAGCTGTTTCTTTTGACATTATTTCATCCATAAATTCATAAATTTTCCATTGAAGTTGTTATATTACAGGACGGTGGCGTAACAACTTTACCGAGTTTTTTCATTTTGTTTGTCCATTTTTTGTTCATGTGAATAATAATAGCTTATTGCAGATGCCACTTCTCGTTGAGTCCTTTCCGCTGTCCACTGGTTTTTGTGAGCCAAATGAACAAATACTTGAATTAAGGCATCTGGAAGATGTCTCAAAGCTTGTGGATCAAATTCCAAAATACATTGGAAAATTGCGATAGCCAACTGATTGCGGTCTATTATACACTGACACTCCAAAGCATGCTCGCCGCATTGAGAACATTCACCTGACATGTTATCTCCTGTTGCTAGGATTAGTTCTAATCAAATACACCTGTTCTTCATCCATAGATAACTGATCGGCTATTTCAGAATCCGTTCTTTTCATTTCTTCTCGCATCCAGAAAATAACATCTAATCTAACTTTTAAGAATTCTCCCCATGGATGAGGCTTGTCGCATTCACCACTCATGTTGTATCACCAGTTTCAATGTAACTTTTAATCTTGCCGCTGAGTTTTGATAGCAGTTCCTTCATGTCATCAAGGTCTAGAAGCTCACCGAGTTCTTCTTCTGTCACAATTTTACTCATGACATATTTATTTCCAATGCGTTGAACCTCAAGCATAGCTTCCCAAATCCTGAACCCTTCGACATTTGGCTTTGTATTAACATGTTTAATTAAATATTTTAATGCCTCGATCTCGTCTCTTTCGTCTTCTCTAAGTGGTCTCATTTAATCCTCGTTAGGAGTTTTTGGCAATTCCATCCAATGAGTAATCTTATCATATTCATAATCTTCTTCAGACCAATCCCATCGCCATCCTTTAGAGGCATTAATTGCTTGAAAAGGACTATTCATTGGTGGTTCATAGAATGATACACTGCACTTGATTCCATTATAGACTAGGACATCGACGTGTATGGGTGGTAGTCTGTCATCAATGCTGATCCATGTCATATTATTCATCTTTAGCTCTTATCCACTTGCGACCTTTTGAATCGATATAGAAATCCTCTTCTAGAAGTTCCACTGTTATTTTATATCTTGAATCTTCTTTGCTGTATTGATAGATGAATGATATAGGACCTTCAGATAAGGGCTCGTCAGAGCGACTCACCAACCCACTAATTAATCGTTTCAGATCAGGAAGCCTCTTTACATATTCTTCTGTCATTCTTCCTCCCACCAAGATTTATAATGCTTCGATACCATTTTCACTTCTTCACAAAAATCTTTATATGAAAAATCACACTGATGATATCCATTTACTAAGACACTCCAGATAGCACCAACCCATAGGGTTCGTTCAATTTCTTCATTCTCATTAATCAAATTTATAATCAATTCGTAGGCTTTTTCCGTATTTTCTTGGTCGCTTGCTTGTGGAGGACGTATTTCTTTCATCTTAAAACTCCTAATGATAAAACTGCTTGTCTTCGTAGCGACCAGGCGACAAGCGACCTATATCAAGCCTAACGAAGTTGATACACCCCACGGCACTATTCTTTATGAGGATCAAAGTGCGTATACTGCTCAGTTGCCTAGGACTGGCTCACTCAGATTACGTCATGAGTCACGGCAGGTTTAAAGTCTCTGCGGGACGTTTATTTTTCATTATCTTTTTTTGGAAAGATAACCGCTAAAAGTCTTTTCCCAAGTTCCATTCTTGCTCTTTCTTCCGCCATCCATGTTTCAGGGGTAGAGATATTTCCTTCAACGCTTCGAACTCCTTTTATCATCATGATAGCATTCAGGATTGGCTCTGCGTCATCATCTCGGATGTCCTTCTCCAGAACAACTGTTAAAGCATAGTATCTATCCGTCATTTTTCACCTGGTTTTGCATTTTTTCCAAATATCTATATAAAGTAAAGCGAGAAATTCCAAATTCCTCAGCAATCTTGCTTTTGCTATCGCGTGATTGCATTCTCTGTCTTAGAAGCTCAATTTTCTCATGGTTCAGTTTGTGTTTAGATCCCTTAAACTTTCCTTGTTTTTTTGCGACAGCAATACCTTCTCTCTGTCTTTCTTTAATGAAGGCATATTCGAACTCAGCGAACGCGCCCATAAGAGAAAGTAATAGATTAGACATGGCGGAATCGGATCCATTAAACTGGAGATTTTCCTTTATGAATTGAACCTGAACCTTTTGTTTGACTAATGAGTCAACTAGATTTCTTAAGTCAAATAGGTTTCTTGCCAACCTATCCATGCTATGGACTATTACCGTGTCATCTTCTCGCACAAATTCAAGCATGTTTTTAAGTTGCGGTCTATTCGTGCATTTGGCAGATGCATAGTCTATAAACTTCTTGTCTAATTTTATTCCTTCAAGTTGCCTATCTGGGTTCTGATCAGACGTGCTGACTCTTATATATCCTATTCTCTTACCTGTCATCTACACACCATAAAAGAATGGGATTTTCTGTAATAATTTATAAAGCTTCATTTTCTTTGGAGAATGACCGTCTGGAAGAAATTCAAGACTGCCTGCAAGGTCTATCACCTCTGCGAGCCACTGGTTATGAATTTTCCTTTCATCATCATCACAACATCTATTGAATTCATGCCACATTCTTTCAAAAGGGTCTTTTATCTCACACAATTCGCAATCACTAAGATAGACAGGCTGAGGATTTTTTCTTTTTCGTGGTGTTTGTGTCCATTTTTTACATTTAGGACATCTTGTTCCACCTGATCTTCCACTGGCTAATATTTGTTCATCCCAATAATTATGGTCGCCATGGCTGATAGCTTCTTCTATACTGTTGCTTTGGCTCATTTTGACCTCATTTGATAGACTCAAGTATAGGACTTATGTTTACATTATGTCAAGTAGTATGTAATCAAAGATGATAGTGACAAAGTATTTTTTTTAACGATAGGTGTCACAGGAGAGTACCCTATTGTGACACCTAAATACCTTCGGGCCAATTTTCTTCTTTAACACTTTCATCTGGCTCCCATTTATTATTCAGACCAAAAAGATAAATGTATTTAAGGGGCCATTTAATTGGATAAGTCCCTCCATTTCTATAATCTTTTCCATATCCGCTTTTAAAACATCCAGGTTTTACATATTTGGCATAATGAATATTTCCTGACTTGAGCCAAACTTTGTAGAAGCCGCTTTTTGTGATAGGTTTCTCATCAACACTAATCCACTCCATCGATCATCTCTCTTTCCAATCTATTAAGTTCCTCAGCCATGTTTACGTTTCGACCATCCGAGGTCATGCACCTAGCTGTTCCACCCCATTCCGATTTCAACTCTACTTGATCTGTTCGGAAGTTAAACTTGCACCCACTCATCAAGCAATCTTTGCACTTGTCTATCTCACTTAGTCTTTCTCCAGTTCGGGTATCTTCAACTATGGTGTCGTGTTGCTTTCCGCATTCAACGCATTTTCTTGAATTTCCAGGCTGCTGCTTATAATCTGGATTTATCAAACCAGCAGGAGGGTCTATACCTCCAAATAAATCATTCATTGCTTAACCTCTCAAATCTTTTAAACCTTATTACGGCTCATGCTCTCCACTAGGTTACATATCCATGCTGGGTTCGTAATTATTCTTAGTTGTCTTGCCTTTCCAGGAATGCATTCATGAGAATAGCAACATGCTTCACACATGTCGTCTTTCTTACATGTATGGCAAGACCCAAAACATTCCCTTCTAAAGTCATGTGCTTTATGGCAATTCTGGCATTGAGTAGGGAAATTCATATCCTCAAACCTCAACGACTGCAATGATATCACACTCTTCTATGAGATATAGATTCTCACCTACAAGTAATTTTGGTTTATATTGGTGAGGCAGAACTATCTGTCCCACTTCGTACGATACTCCTGGGCTTTCAATCTTCATGTAACCCTTACATTCTTCTGGATACTTAAGAATGAGCAATCCTTTCTTCTCTATTGGAAGCTTGAAATTAGACGCTAAGACATATCCTTGTTTTGGTGTAATTTTCATTTAAGTTCCTGTATGTTAGTAATTTAGTTTATCCTCTTACTGCCTTAAACTTTTTCATCAATTTATCTGAATAATAAACCCTCTTCTTCTCCAAAATCTCATTCACTTTATAGCCTGGTACTCTTTGCTTTTTTACTTTGTTTATATCACGCTTGAGCCATCTCTCATTTGCCATCTTTATTTGATCGTCTCGATGACAGTTGGGTGAACAATAGACTCTATGCGGGGAGTTACTCTCGAATATCGTATTGCATTTCTTACAAGTAAATTGATTTGGCTTCTTTTTCTCTTTTGGTTTTTTTTCTTGGATAGGCGCAGGAACATAATCCAAGTCTCTAAGAACTGTAGCTAGAACTTCCTTATCTGTTAGGCATTCATGATCATGATATCTGTTATCTATGTCCCACCAGTAGACCTCATCGCAGTATACGCATTTCCTTGGGATTCTCGTCATTAGAATGCATGCCCACAATTAGGACATTCTTTTTTCTTGGTGCTGCTGCTTCTCTTTTCTTCTTCGTTTAAAATATCTTCTGCCTCTTTGCATGTTCCTAGAAGTTGTTTTTCAGAAAATCCGTACTTAAGGAGATCTATTGGATTCCACTCGTTTGCGAGGATATCATAATCAAATTCCCCCTGGTTTAGGTTGAGGCCAATACATAAGTGATCTATATCATCCTCAGATAGATGTTGATCTGGTACCCAACATTCCACTACTTTTGTTTTCATCTTCTTTAGAATCTTGATGCGCTGGTGGCCGCCGATGATTGTGCGATCTAGATTCACAATGGGTTTTTCGATCAGACCAAACTTAGAAATCAATGATGTGAGATGCTGGTTTTGCTCTTTCGTTATGTACCTAGGATTTTTTGAATGTTCTTTCAGTTCCTTGATAGGAATTGCTTGTAGTGTCCAATTGATCATGCTGCTTCTCCTTGTAAAATAATTCTTTTTATCAGATGTATAAGTTTTACTTCACTTGTTTTTTTTTGTACATTCGCTCACACTCTTCGCCTAAGGAGGTGGGCGATGAATGTAATACAGCTAGAATTCAACATAAAGAATGAATCAGATGATGAGCTTAAATTTTCTCTGATGCAAAAGCAGATTAATGATATGCATGAGAGTATGGGCAAAGTAAGGCGCAAGCTATTCTCTGAGATGGGTGAAGTGAAAAAGCTTTACCAAGAGTTGAAAGTTGAAAACGAAAGGTTAAGAATGAAGTTAAAGGAGATAAATAATGAAAAAACAGAATGGATATACACGACGGAAGATAGCCTCTTTGATGTCAGAGAACGTCAAGAAGCTTGTGGCTGATATAGATAAGCTGGCACTAGAAAATCCAGTAGAGGCCATAAGAATCATCCATGGTCAATGGAGAGAGGTTTGTCTGGAACTGCAAATGAAATCTCAATCCTGATACCAAGCGTCTTGCTCTTTTCTTGACCATATTCCCAGGTGACGCGCTTGTCCGAGTCTGCGTGTCCTCGATTCTCTAGGAGTTTTCCTTTTTTACTGAGATAGAACACAGACTTATCAGGAAACAGACACGCGCCGACCTGATCCTTTATCCATTTAAAAGTCATGCGCAGGTTGTCTTCCTCGTCCATAAATTGAGAAGACAGGCGTATAAACTTCACTATGCAGGGCAACACGATCTTCCTCTTCTCTTTCAAAAATAGCTGCTTAATGAAGAACTGCTGCTGTTTGTGTCTTTTTATTTTTACCCAATGATGCTCATAGCTGTTGGTCTCGTCTACTGTTTTGAGTGGAAGTTCCCAAACTATTGTGGCAATTTTTTCCCCGTCATTTTCTGATAAAGGCATAATGCATCTAACTCTGCAGCTAATTCTGTTTCCCAAACATTTGCTTTGTCATAACTATCAAAAAAACAGGAATATTTATAGTGCGTCATTCGTTCATCATTATCTACGAAGTGACCTTCATACCTTACCATGTAAAAATTATCACCATTAATTTGAAATATCTGAGTAATAGTCAAGTGTTCACACTCTCCAGATTCTATCAGATCATTTCCTTTTTCAAAAATTAACTTTTGTTCCTCTGTAATCATTTCACTTCCTTGAAGCAAAGAGTTTTTATGCAGTTATCTAGCTTATCTTTAAACCCGCGCTCAGAGTAATTTATCACAATAGGATCTTTTTGGGCTGCACAAAACACAAACTCAACGTTTTTGCTGAGCACTTCAATGAAAATATTAGGATGGCTGAATTTCTTCTTTACGAGCTCAGCAAGCTCTTTATTTTCTCGATCTGTATCCTCCCTTGGTGATGGGCATTTTATTCCATTGGTGGCCGCCCAATGAAGGAATCCGGCCAAATTATCTGGTGGGATCTTCTTAGACTTTGAAAGTTTAACCGCTTCTATCATTCTTTCTTCCGCATTAAGTCGTGTAAGCTGAATTTTTTCGTGATGCTTAAGGTCTAAATCTTTCAAGCATTCGTATATGGGAAAGTGAGCCGGCTTCTTTTTTTTTTGCTCGGTTTTTTCAAGCAACTGCTTTGTCTGTGTTTTATTTTTGTCTTTGGAAAGAGCAGCAGCAGGTAGTTTTGCTGCTGCTGTTATATTGGTTTTCTCTTGGTCTTCTGTTGTATATATACATTCCGCAAATTGGGGGGTATCAGATTCCGCAAATTGGGGGGTCTGCATTCCGCAAATTGGGGGGTTTCGTAAGCTTTTTTTGATTAACCCCTGATCTGTCACTGTATAAGAGTAGGTTCTGTCGAAAGGATTTTTACTCAAACATTTTTTTATTAACAATCCTGATTCGATCAACTTTTTTATTCCTCTACAGACTTTGTCTTCATCCAAAAAGCCAAAAAATTCCGCCATTTCTTTCTGGGTCTCATACATCCAATATTTGCCTTCGATTTTTTCTACATCTCGCTTGTCGGCGTTTATCCTAAGCCAATAAATAATATGATTAAAAATGAAGGCCGCCTCTATTCCAAGAGCTTGTGCGATTCCTTGATCTACGCTTAAATTAAATCCTGAGATTATTTCTGACTGCGTCACGGAAAACTCCTTTGTAAAGTTATTAATTTAACTCACAAAGGGCTAGACACTAAATGATAGGATATTGTAAGATTCTGGTGTCTATGCAATGGGATCCACCAATATCCTATAAAGTGAAGTGTCTAGCCCTTGTGTCTAGTCCTTCCTTGTGTGTCTAGCCCTTATGGTAATTAAGTGGCAAATAAAAGACTGCGGTGTTGAGCCGCAGTCTCATTTTAAGCATCCATCATTTCGTCCCAACCGACTAATTCGATTGCGACTCCTTCTTCTGACTCATCATAATTCAATAGTCCTTCGTTGCACAACTTCCTAAGATTCGTGCGGAAGGCGTTTTTGTGATAATACCTGGATAAATCTTTCCAAGTCATCCGAATTCTGTTGAGCTTGTCTTTTTTCTCCCACAAGAAGCAGTAGGCTTTTAGGAGATCATTCATAATCTGCATCATAAACATTTTAGGAGGCAGCTGGTTAAAGTCTTGGCGTATAATCATAACACATCCTTGGTTGTTCGAGGTATGTGTATCAAAATTTCTTAAATTATAACAATAAATTTTTAATTAAAAAAATGTATTGTCAATATTTGCCTGCTGTAGTACCAAGAAGATGAGGTGATCATATGAAAAAAGTATGGCAAGAAATATACCAAGGACTTCCAGAATGGACAATCTATGTGGCACTCGCGTTTCCCATAATAGCGACAATAATCGTTTTTACGACTGTTTGGCTCTTGAGCTAATGTGTGGGGGAAGATTTAAGCTTCCAAGGCCTCCAAACGGAAATGGACGCACCGCCATTTATTATTTAATCCTTGGAATCCTGTTGGGCCTGTTTTATCCTTTTGTTTTTGTAAATTAGTTCCACCTGGCCACAAGTTAAGTCCTCAATATTTTTCTTTAATCTCTTTCCTGGCATAGTGTGACCATTCATAATCCTAGACATATAGCGGTAATTGCATCCAACAAGAGAACTAAAATCTTTAACACTCATTCCAATTTCTGCCAAATAGGATTTCAATTTCATATAGCCTCCAAAAATTCCCAGGCCACATGTGTACCTAAATAGTGAATTTTCAGCAACATATTTTGCTTATTTGCAATCTGTGATTTTTTTTACTTGATCTAAAATAGTGAACTTGTTAACATTTCTAACGTAATCAAAAAGTGATGGATGCTGATTGAAGAAAATTCTTTAAATGGTAAGATCCAGTTTATAGAAATAGCAGCGTCAAGAATTCGTAATGTGTAGTCTGCCAAGACTTAACTCAAGCCGCTGCAGCAAATATCTTATTGCTGCTGATGGTTTTTATCAATGAGATTTTAACACCAAAGGAAGCAAATATGAATAAATCTACTGCCTTAGCCTTGACTGAGGAATCGAATTGTGTCCCTTCAAAACATTTTAACTCTAAGCAAATCGAAATACTGAAAAACTCCATATGCAAAGGCGTTTCCAATGAAGAGTTTGAGATATTCTTAATGGCCTGTGTAAAAACGCAGCTAGACCCATTCATGCGCCAGATCTATGCGGTCAAGAGAAAGGCTAAAAAACCAGATGGTACATGGGGAGAAACCATGACTATTCAAACAGGAATAGATGGCTACCGCTTAATTGCTGAAAGGACTGGATGTTATGCTCCAGGGCCAGAACCAACATATACTCACGATGGATCAGGGAACATACAATCGGCTACTGCTTACATCAAAAAGCAAACGAGAGATGGTACTTGGCACACAGTCTCTGCTAGCGCATATGTGGATGAATATATGCAAACATTTGTGGATAAAAGCACAGGAGAAAAGAAACCAATGGGAATGTGGGGAAACATGCCCAGAACAATGCTTGCAAAGTGTGCTGAAGCGCAAGCTTTAAGAAAAGCGTTTCCTGCAGAAATGTCTGGGGTCTACACAAAAGAAGAGATGCAACAAGCAGATCCAGTTGAAGTAGTCTCTAAAATCAGTCTAGAGCAGGCTTCTGAACTAGAGATGATCCTTGGTGAATGTGATGAGGCATATAGAACATGGGTTATGGATTTCCTTAAGAAGAAATATAAGACGGATAACCTTTCTGATTTGCCCGCTGACATATACCAGCGTATGAGAGATGCTGCTGTAAAAAATATGGAAGCTAATCACACACGTCAAAGAGCAGAATCTGAAAAGTCTCCTGAACTACTCACTGCGGAGATACAATGACTGCAGAAGACATTATCAGAGAAGTTCAGAATAACGCCTCCGAGTATATGCAAGAGGTGAAAGAGCCACGAGATTTACTCGTGGCTATATTAGCAAACAAGTTGTCTGCTGCATTAGATCATATCCAATATTTAGAAAAGAGGTTACAGCATGTCAGCAGACACTTTTGAGATATTAGATTTAGTTCAAGGCACACCGGAATGGCTGGCTTTGAGAAAGAAAAAGATAACTGCCACAGACGCTCCTATCATCATGGGAGTCTCTCATTGGAAGACTAGAGTACAGCTTTATCATGAAAAGTTATCTGATGCGCCTATCTCTATTGTAAACGAAAGGATGCAGAGAGGTATTGATTTAGAACCCATCGCTAGAGATCTTTTCTGTTTAAAAACGGGCCAAAAGATGAGTCCCAAGGTCTTGGTTAAAGATTGGGCCATGGCATCATTAGATGGAATGAATGCTTATGGTACTGTAATTGTTGAAATCAAATGCCCTGGTGAAAGAGATCATGCTGTAGCCATATCTGGAAAGGTTCCAGAACACTATTATCCTCAATTACAACATCAAATGTACGTTGCCGGCGTACAGTTGATCTATTATTTCAGCTTTGATGGTGTTGACGGAATCATTGTTGAAGTTAAAAGAGACGATGAGTATATCGAAAAAATGATCCAAGAAGAGAAAAAATTCTACGAATGCTTAATGAATAAAATTCCTCCTGAACCAGCTGAGGGAGATTATATAGAAAGGAATGACCCACTATGGGAAGAATGTGCTTTAAAATGGAAATCCCTAACAGAATCTATAAAAGAATTACAGAAGCAAGAAGAAGAGTTGAGAAAAGAACTCATATTCTTAAGTGGAGAATCAAACTCAAAGGGAGCGGGTATATCACTTTGCCAAGTAGTCAGGAAGGGAAGTGTTGATTATTCAAAGATTCCAGAGTTAAAAGAAGTTGATCTTGATAAATACAGAAAAGACTCTATAAGTAGCTGGAGGATCACATGCAATTAGATACTGGCGTAAAAAAAATTATATTTGTTATCTTCGTAATCTCTATGATTTGTAATGTTTCGTTGATGTGTCAGTGTAAAAATTACAGTGAAAGTATCAATAAAATGGAATGTGCATACCGAAAAAAGATCTTTGTCCTACAACAAAAGTTACATGATCACGGAATAGGATATAGAGAATAAAGAAAAAGTAAAGGGAGGGAGCAATGAATCCCCTCCCTTTAGCAACCTAAAAAAACGTGCGTCCATGAAAAAAACTAGGTCAACTTCTTTTTATCATACCCATGTTTTTTCTGCTAATTTTTTTTTGAATTAGCAACCTTTTTTCTTCGCCATGCGACCTTTCTCGACGAGCTTATCTCTTTTTTTGTCTGCTTTCATGAGCGACTTTTCTTCTTTCATCAATTTAGATGTGCCCTTCTCGAGCTTTTTGATTTTCTTGTCCATTATTTTTTTCCTTTTTTTGGGATTTTTGTGCCAGCCTGTCGTGCAACATTAAGAGCAATTGCTACTGCTTGTTTCTTTGGCTTTCCAGCAGCCTCTTCTCTCTTTATATTCTCTCCGATTGCTTTTTTTGATTTACTTTTTACCAATGGCATAATATGATCCTCACATCATTAGGGTTCTGATGTGACCATAAAGAAAATATTTTTTTGACACAAATAAAAATGATGTTTACCCTATTTTTTTTTCTTTACTACCTCTTGATTATTTTTCACCTCGATAACGACATTCACATCAGTTTGTTTGTTAATGGCCTCACGGGATATCTCAAGTTTGATAGCATTGTCGTCAGCGATGTCTTCAGCCGCTTGATATAGCTGTGGAAGGGCAGTGCACGATGTGAGAAAAATAAAATAAAAGAATGGGTATATCATAAAATTTCCTTAAGTAAATTGATGTTTTTTGATGAACATTTGGAGAACAGCACAATGAAATTCTTTTTATTTCTGATGATTCTTTTTTCCTCTGCATTCTTGTGTGCTAAAGAAAAAGATAAATCTTGCAAAACAGCCATCACTAGAGTGTTTTTTGAAACACATTCCTATATCTGCTTTGACAATAAATTCTACATTCACGATCCAGATTGCAGATGCGATTCCATGTGGGGAGGCGTCATTTATGGAGATGATGGAAATGTCAAAGAGACCATTCACTTAATTAGACCATCGGTTACCCCATATGACTAATTTCTGCATCTCTTTGAGATCTATTTTTATATTCAGTTTGAGAGAATATTAATTCAGCAAAGGCATCATCATCAGTTGGAATCATTGCAATCCCTTTTGCCTTCAATTTTGGCTCCCATTCAGATTTAAGACGTTTAAAACACTCTTCATACTTATGCATGAGGATGTATTTCAAGCGTCTTTTCATGTCTTCGTCAAATACTTCTTGATGTATATCATTCTTAATGACTTTTTTTTGTACTTCACTTAGTGAAAATAATTCTTCATCATTTACTGAAATTTTCATATTGTCCCTTATTTTAACATGCTAAAAATCCAGAGAAATGATTGTTTGGCGCTCCACTAGAAGCTGCAACCATATCAACTGCTTTTGTCGAACCATTTAACTGGAAAACGAGTTTTGCTGTATCTGCTGCATCTAAATCACAAATTACACTTCCTGATCTACTAGTTGTTTGTGAGATATCTGTTGCTCCTAATAATCTACAAAATCTAATTGTTAAGTTTGATGTTAATATAGTCCAACTACCGCTAGTTGGTACAGAAGTGTCCACAGTATAAGATAATTGACCGTCAAATTGATATTTACCTGTTACAGGAGCAGTAAAAATACTAGTGCTTAGATCAAAGTCTGAATTTTGATCAAATACTTCAGTGTCATAAATAATCGTATACGCTGTAGTATCTCCAGTTACATCTGCTACACCTGAGGAGAGCCATGCAAAAAAGGCTGGTTGAAGTGGATAGTTAATTTCTCCAGATGTTGCTACACTCATGATGTTATTCGTACCAAGGGCGGTTCCTTGGGAAATAACAAATGGGTCTGCTGTAGGAGATGTTACACTATTATCTACTCCAAAAGACCATGTTGTGGTTGTTGTAGAAGCTTGGAACACTCCATCCCCGGCAGAGGCTCCTCCTGATACTGCTTTAATCAAAGCCCCCGAGCTAGCATTTGTATTGTCTGTATTAGTCACTGTAAGCGTGCGAACTGTAGCTGCGGTAGAACTTGTATAAGTAAAGTCATTTATTAGACTAACGCCTAAAGAAGGAACGCCTGATGCATTTGTCAATACAACGCTATTATTAGCTGTTGGCAATGCTGCCATGACGTTTGTTGAGGATGCATAAAGCAGCGTGCTCACAGCATTGGTATCCGGATAAGTAGAAGTTGTTGCCACCCAATTCGTACCATCTGCTCTCAATAATGTCCCAGTACTCGTAGCTGTAGATGGAAAAGTAGATGTTGAGAAAGTTGGAGATACTCCTGTTCCTCCTCCCTGTAATACCTTTCCTGCTGCTGCTGTTCCTATATCTGACATGTTAGCCTCTTATAATACATTCCATTGAGTGCCATTATAGACTATATCTACGCTTCCCCAATTTGTCCCGATTACGAAAGAAGCAGATCCATCAATATTTTTTCCACTAGGAGTAATTGTAATATTATTGGCCGCAGCTGAGCCTACATTGTCTTTGATTCTGTGAATTTGCCCTGTTGTAGGAGATGCTAAAGGAGTGATTGTTCTTGCGCTTGATGTGTCTACCAAAATTACATTATCTTGTGGTATCGTTGTATAAGGATAACTACTTGGAGTTTTAATTTTTACAGCATCATTTGTTCTTACGAAAGGAACTTGAGTTAATACAGGATCGATAACTGAAGAGGTTCCGAGGAAAGATAGATTACCAAATTTTATTGTCCCAGACCCTGTGATGGCATTTGCATTCGAGGTTTTAATCGTAGAATTCAAGATATTTACTGTTCCAGAACCTGATGCTAAAGTTATTGCAGAATCTGTTCCAGAATCTAAGTAGCAATTTGAACAAGTTATGCTTGCTGTAGCTACGCTAGTAACTAACAAACAATTAACATTAATAGCAGATGTTATTATGGAAGAATCAGAAATGAATGTTGTTCCAGTAACAGTGGATCCTATACCATTACTAAAAAAACTTGAAAAAATATTTACGTTTCCAGAGGCACAGTTACTAAGACTTAGTGAGTTTCCGGAATTCGTAAAATAGGAAGAATAAAAATTAATGCTTCCTGTTCCCGTGTTTTGATATAAAACCGTTCCCCCCGATAATGAAACATCACCACGACAAGATAAAATATTGATGATAGCTCCCGTATTAGAAGCATTATTTTGTATTGTAGTGCCTGGGGAATTTGTATTTTTAAAAAAACAGTTTGTAAAATTTACAACAGTTGCGTTTGATCCATCAACTAGGATACCTGTTGCTGCGCCGTTATGTTGAAAATGTATTCCTGAAATGCTACAAGATCCTGAATATGTTGCATTAACACGACCGGCAATTATTACCTGAGCATCCTGAGCATCACATACAAATGCACTTAGATTGACTCCTGCTTTCAGTGTTACAGTTTCTGTATATGTTCCTGGTCTTATAAATATGGTTTGTCCAGAAACTGCTGCTGTAAGAGCTGAGGTAATAGTGGTAAAAGTTCCTCTTAAACCAACAGTTGAAGAAGGATCTACCACAAAAGCTGTAGTCCAAGTTCTATCTTCGAAACTTATCGTACTTCCAGAGCCTATGGTATCAAAAACTTGAATAGTTCCAGCTTGTTGACCCAATAAATTAAAATTATTGCTTATGTCAGGGTTGAGTTGCCCCCCAGAGTCTCCAGTTAAATGCTCAACAGCAACGCCCCCACCAGCTAAGCCAATTGTAATTGTTCCTGGGCCATTCGTTATTGAAACTCCAGTTCCAGCTGTTAGAGTATTTTTTACTACATGTGGAGAATTTCCAGAACCTATCCATAACTGGCCGTTTGCACTTAATGCGCCAGCCCTTTCTGTACCATCAAATGACGCGTTATCAGCGTGCATTATAGTTTGTTGGCCTGTGATAAAACTAAATCCCATTAGCCCACCATCCTATATTCTAAAAGAGAATTCCAATTGATGCTTGTTGCTGCCACTCCTTGGACTTGTAAAAGAGCATTATTACCGCTAACTGCAAGAAAAATATCTGCTGTTGCTAGAGCTGGCTCTTCGAACTCATCATGATATGCAGCTGAAATTAATGTGGCGCTAGCACCATCTGTGCGTACTGCACCAGAGTACCCATAACTTGCGCCTGCTGGAGTAGAAGAATTAAATGCCTGGACATTCCCATTGAAATAAAATGTAGCTGGTGTTGCTCCCAAGGGAAATGTTATAATTGTTGTTAGGGTTGCGTCAGCTGTTGTTACGGTGCTTGTTGTCCTATTAGTAAGCTGAACCGTCAATATATTCGATCCAGAACTACCATCAGTTTGAACTCCCTTATCATTATTAGTGGTGGTTTGTCCTCCAAAAACATCCAATATATTGGCTGCTGGGATTGCTGGAGAATTGACATCAGTTACATAGGATGTCGCCACTGGCGGAGGAACTGGGCCAGACGCTAGATTTTTTATGATTTGGCTCATTTTTACCTAAAAATTGTTTACAAATGTGTAGGCAATTGAAAAGCTACCGTTTGCAGCTCCGTTTCCATAAAAACTTGTTCCCTTAGGAAACGTATAAAGATCATCATCTAAAACCAATGCTTCTCCAGCAGAAAAAGTTTTCCATTGTGTTTTACTATTACCACCATCCAAAGAAATAGAAAGCACGACTGCAGTCGTGCTTTGATTGTCTAAAATAAGTTTAACTGGTGTATGTAAAAGCGTCCCAATTAACACAGAACTTCCTGTCATGGCTGTAATAAGCTCAGGAGCAGGAAGCATCTGTTGATAAAGTATGTAATCAGACATATCTATTCCTTAGATTCTTGAGCCTGTTTTTTAGCCTCTTCTGCCTCTTTCATCTTCTGCATAACAAAACTTTGCAATGCACAAGAAAAATCATATAGCTGACCAAGAGGGCAATCTGCATCGCAAGTTAGATGACATTTATTTAATTCTTCTAACTTTAATACTACTTGATTGTCGAGTTTCATCTATAATTTCCTTTGTTTTTTAAGTAGGTCTCACGATAAAGTATGCATAAGTACTGACATCGCCTGTTTGAGTTGAACCTGGGGTTCCTAATATCACACTTGTAACAGTGAAGCTAGCTCCTGCACTTATGGTATAAGTTAATACTCCCAATGTTGTTGAAGCTGCAACACCTGTTCTTGTAAGTATAATTACATCCCCTGCAGCAATATTCGTATTGGCAATTGTCTGAGTGCCAGCAGTCAAAACTCCTGTTCCTATGAAGTCTGTAACCGCGCCACCATTAACAAGAAGCGTTTTAGCGACAGTTGCGATAGATAAATGTCCGCCTGTTATGTTTACGTTTCCAGAGCCAGAATTAATTGTGGTTGTGCTTGTACTGTTTGTTGAGCCGAGGCTAACTGTATTTGCGCCAGCCCCAGTTGCAATTGCTACTGTTTTTCCACCAGTAGAATTAGCGATATTAATGGTTTGTGCGCCAGTTCCTCCTGCAATTGTCATAGTACCAACATGGGCACCAGATCCACCAATTGCAATCGTACCTGAAGTCATCGCATCGCCGATTGAAAGACTGCCAGCAGTCTGTGTATTGGCGATCGCAATTACGTTTGCACCAGTTCCACCGATGCTAATTGTTTTTACAACGGCAGCCCCTGTCCCGATATTCAAGGTTGTTGCTGCTGCATCTGCTGAAATGGAAATAGTTCCAGTTCCTGTAACAAGACCGAATGTCCCGTTACTAGATGTCCAAGATGAAGCACCCGATCCCGCCACTAATGCTAACGATGAAGTGGAGTTTGAACTCCCTAGAGTTACTGTTTTTACTGCGGCCCCTGTTGCAAAAGAGACAGTTGTGGCAGCTGCATCGGTAGATATTCCTAATGCACCAGTCCCAGAATTTATTGTTAATGCACCATTTGTTGATGTTAGACTTAGAGCGCCACTTCCAGATCTGATAGCTGTTGATGAAGTGGAGTTTGTTGAGCCGATTAAAAGTGTTTTTACTGCTGCTCCAGTGGCTAAAGATACAGCTGTTGCTGAAGCGTCTGTGGAGATGCCTAGAGCACCTACGCCAGAATTAACAGTTAAAGCACCACCTGTTGCTGTTACATTCAACGCTCCAGAGCCTGACTGGACTGTAGTAGTGCTTGTGGTGTTTGTAGAGCCCAACGTTGTTGTTTTTACGCCGGCTCCAGTGGATAGATTTACTGTCGTAGCTGCTGCATCTCCAGAAACTGTAATAACACCGGTTCCTGTAGCTAGTGTAAAGATACCGTTTGTGGTGGTGTATGTTGATCCTGCTGTACCTGTATCTATGTTAACTGCTGTAGCACCAGTGACGTTACCAATAGTGATAATCTTAGCAATAGAGGTACCAATATTGATTGCCCCTGTCCCTGAATTTATTGCAACTGCTGTTGTAGATGTGACGTTACCTATGGATACGGTATGCGCAACCGCATTTGTACCGATATTTATGCTTGAACCGGTACCACCGTTTAAAGAAACGCTTGTTGTTGACGTGCTATTACCAATGGCAATCGCACGAGTTCCTGCGGTACCTATATTAATATTTTGAGATACTGCATCATTACCAATTGAGATAACACCTGCCGAGCTATTTAATTCTAACACCCCAGCCGAATCTAAAAGAAGAGTATCTGAGGAAGCTGCAGTGATATCTCCAGCACCAGTAGAAACTAAAGCGATCCCACCAGTCCCAGAATTTAAAACTAACGCTGTAGCCCCAGTGATGTTACCAACAGTGATTGTTCTAGCTCCTACAGTACCTAGATTTACTGCTGACGTATCATTATCCGTGGCTAAGTTTAGCGCTGTACCTGCTGTGTCAATCACTGCGCTTGCATCTGCGGTGAATAATCCGGTAGCTTCTAATGTTGTGAATTTACCTGCTGCTGGTGTGGTGCCTCCTGATGCAGGTGGAGAAGCAAATATTGTTGTGATATTTGCAGGAGTAAGGACAGTATTTGCTCCTAATGGGGTTCCATAAGGAGAGACGACATCCGCATTTGTTGCTAGGTAGGAAATACCTTTAGTGACAGTAGAAGCATCTGGGGATCCAGCGATTGCCAAGTTATCAGCATAGAATTTAGTGGCAACAGGTTCATGATTGTCAGTTAAGATTACAGTTCCGTAAGTTGTAGTTGTGGCTGGCTCAACTCCACCTGTATCCCAATTTCCAGCGCCGCTTGTTTCATAAATTATCGGTGGGTTTACGCTATTATCTTGCCAACGTGTTCCTGGGTTGTAGATATCTTGTGAGGTAGGTGCTCTTTGAGCATATCCAATGAATTGAGGATAAACAAATCCATCCACGCCGGTTGCAAAAGGGGTTCCACCGGCAGTATTACCTAGAGCTGCTGTCATAATGTCTCCATATATAGTTAAAAAGAAATAATCCTATTGAGGAAAAAATAACTAATACGACGGCGATCTCGTACAACAGCCCGTGGAGAGCGACTCCACCTACGCTAATCACAATTTATCAAATTATTTTTTTAAACACTAGCAAAAAAAATTTATCTTATTTTACGATAATTAAAGTTGCCTGCTTTGATATATTGATTCATAGCAGCTCCCATGCTTGGGTTCTTTCCAACCCACCACTCGCCATATTCATTTTTTCCTTTAGTTTTTGCACTGGCATTCCCTTTAGCAAACGCTCGATAAATATTTTCAGGAATACCATCATATTCATATTCTGATCCGCCTTGGAATCGCACTTTCATTTTTCCACTCTCTGGATCGTATGCAGTTCCCCAAATATTCGAGCTATTGAGGTCTGCGTGTTTAATTCCATTGATATAGGGCTGCTGTCCAGCCGGCATCATTTGATTAAGCTGATTGATTGTCTGGCTTAACAGTGTGGGATTAGCAAGCAATGCTTGAGTTTCATTGCTAGGAAAATCCCTCAGGTATGAGATAAATGCTTGCTCTTGCTGTCCTGATAAAATCCAAAGAAGTTGCGCGTCATTAGAGGGAGTTGTTTGGACTTGGCCGGAAGGTTGACGCTGTCCAATTTCGCTTCTTAATTGATCAATACGTTGTGTGGTCGCCTCTAATTCTTGAGCCAAAGCACCCTGAAACTCATCGGATAACGACTCTCCTGATTGCAGAGCATCCTGTATTCCTGCCAGCAATTCATCAATTAATTGTTCAAGTAATTCAATCTCTTGCTCTGGATTCACTGACCGCCCCTAGCTTGTTGAATCTTTTGAAGAATTGCCATTAGAGCTGCCTGTCCTTGTCCTGGTTGCTGCTGTTTCCCATAACCTTTTTCAAAACGTTCAGTTTCTTGCTCGACTAGGGACTTCTTTTCCTTGTGTTTATTAAATTCTTTAACAGCTTGTTCTTTCGTTAAACCTTCTCCATAAACCGTTTTAAGAATGGCTGACCATGGTGATTTATGATCTTTTTTGATCATCGAAATGATGTTCTTGAAATTTTTATTTCTTTCCGCGTCGGCTCCGGCTTCTAAAACACCTCTTCCTTTTGAAATCTCTCCTTTAAGAAATTGATGCAGTTCTGGGGAATATTGACTGATGATATTTCTGTGTTCCTTAGGCTCTTCTTTAGAACCTTCGCTGCTCAACTTGTCTTTGATAAAATTAAGTCCATCTTCAACGTTCAAACCCATCTCTTGGCCCTTTTTTAGAAAAGATCCAAGCTTTGGACTGATCTTATTTATTCCTTTCATAGCCAATGCAGATGGAATATATTCATTGAGAAAGGGCATGATTTTTGATGCAAGAGGACTTGCTATAGCTGCCGTTCCTAGACTGGCTGCGGTGGCTATTCCCTTTGACACATTTCCTCTAAATCTTTTGTCTCTCTCGATTTCTGCTTCATTTGCCTGTTCATCTGATCTTAAAACCATGACTATCTCCTAAAAATTGGAAGGTAAAGAAGATCTGCCCAGTTAGGAAGAATGCCTTTCGCCCCCTCGGCCAATTCCAACCTCTGTCTTTCATTCAATCCTAATTGGTCTTTGTCTTCGGAAATTTGATCCAGAAAAGATTGTTGATCAAAATAGGGATCTCTTTCAGAAAGCCTTCTCACTATTGCCAGAACACTATCATCAGGGCCGATATCATTTTCAATTTCGATAGCCGCTTTCTTGGCTTCCTGAAGTTTAGTTTCGGGTTGATAATTTGTAGGCGTTGAAGATTTATAATATGATAAGTATTTATTTATTTTCTGATTAGGAGGATAAGCCACGCTGGCTGCCGCCTGGGCAGACATTCCAAAATCTTCCCCTTTAAGAATATTCTGAAATTCCTCAAGATTTCCTGATCTTTTAAATATTTCTTGATATTCCTTGAGTTTTTTATGAGAAGAATCTCCTTTAAGGAAGTTTTCCAGCCCTGTTGTTTTTCCTAATGTTCTCATTTTATCTTTAGCAATAGCAGTCCTATAAAGCCGCTCAGACCAATCGTTGGCTACATTATCAATGTCTGCCTTTGGATTTTTGATTAAATCTCTAATCATCCCTCTTTCTGCAGCAAGAATCATAGGCCCTTCGACATCCTTATAGACGTTTTCTCCTGCCTTCTGCAGTTTTGTTTCGAGATGACGTTTTAATGTGTCTCTGACTTCTCCTTTTGCTTCCTTGATATCTGCTTGACGTTGCTTGTAAGCCCCAGGCTCTGCCAAATCTCGTGATTCATCATCTTGTTGCAAATCTCTTGCTTGATCAGGCAAAAACCCTTGATCAATGTAATTGGCTATAGTTTCCTGTCTCTGTTGTGGCGTCCATGGTAGACGTGTAAGATTCTGTCGATTCAAAGCATTCCCCTCTGCTACTTGAGGAACGTTTTGATTAGGGGGTGCATTGGGTGTTTGCTGCTGATTGTTTACCTGTCCGACAGGTGGCATGTTTTGTCTTTGTTGACCACCTTGTTGAGGCTGTAAATTAGCAAACTGAACATCTCTTATTTCAGGAGCCCCACTAGGAGAAGCTTGCGGTTGCATTCCTGCTGCCTGCTGTCCTGGACGTGGATTACCACCAGCGCCTTTTCGATAAGCATTTCCTTGATTCTGAACCTTTGCTAATTCAGAAAATGACTGAATCATCTGTGGCGTAATTCCAGGAATAGAGGAAAGTCTAGCCAATTGTTGTATAGGGGTAAGATCTCCAGATTCCTTCTCAAAATTTTGTAACCCCGAAGCAAGTCGGCTTCTTTCGATCTCTTTAGGTAGTTGCTCGGCTAATCCTTTCCCGATACCAGTTCCTATTCTTCCAAAAATGTTACCTTGTTTTATGTATTGAACCATATTTACCTCTGCATAAAGTTAGGTAATTGAAAACCGCCGCCTGTTGGACTCGCTTTAGGCGCACCAGACCCATAAGGCCCTGAATTGGCTCCAACTTTATTCCCACCGAAAGAGTTCTTTAACCAACTGCCTGCCTGGTATCCAGCTGCGCCCCCAGCAGGGCCACCACCTAAAAATCCTATTCCAGCTCCAACTAATGGGGCTGCTTGAGATAAAAAACCTTCGGTTCCTGGTTCAGTAACCATATTTTGGCTGTAGTTGCGTAATCCTACTTCCCCTATATTTTGCAACCCCTGAGCGCCCGAGTGCCGTAGATTAGCTCTAATAGCACCAAGTCTTTCAGATAGGTCAGTAGCCCCTTGAATTTGAGCGTTTCTAAATCCAGAACTGGATAATCCTCCAGACCCCATGCCAGCGAATTGCTCGGATATCCCAGGAACTATATCTTCATTATATTGACGGAGTTGAGGAGCTGCAAAAGCGTCGAAATCAGCACTATTATCGCTTAATAGATTGCGATAATAATCTGCAGCTGTACCGAAAGCTCCTCCCGCTCCTGGATTCATTCCAGCATTAACAGCTTGTCTGTAAAGATCTTCTTGTTCAGGACGTAACGTAGAAACATTTTCTCTTTTCTCCGGAGTTCCAAAAGTAAAATCCCTAATTGAATTCTGAAGAGGGTTTTTTTTACTGAAAGGATTTATCCAATCTTTAAATTTAGGCATAATTAAAACTCCTGGGCTAATTTTTTCTAATTTCCTGCTGTTAATCCTTCAGGAATTTCTCCCAACATAATTTGTGGGATAAATAATATTTTCTTTTGATTGGAGGCGGAGGTTTTCTGTCTTTTCCTTCTCTCCACACCCAACAGCCTTTTCCATCTATCTTAATTTTGTTTAAAATATATTCTTTATTCACGCAAGCCCCATCACAGTTCTTGGATATACTCCATAATGACCCAAGCTCTCGTGTATGCCGCTCCGACAGTTACATAAATATTTGTCGCATCGTAAGTAATAGTATCCGATCCATTTGGTAAAGGCTCTCCAGTCAGTGCCGTTGCATTTGTTGCCGCCCCAAACATCTGAATCAAACTAAAATTTGCATCAACAGTCACTTCGTGTGGCTGCGTATTAAGACCTACTGTCAGTCCTGGAAATGTGATCACCTTGCGCAAGATTGTACGAAATTGCTGCGAGGATCCTCCGCCACTGGCAATATTCACTCCTGGAATGAATGATTTCCCTGAAAGCAATTCTTGGTCTAAAAAAAATCCTATCTCTCTTGCATTAACAGCATTAGCCAACTTTTTTAACTGCTCGACAATGAATGGCATTCCCTCTTCCCATGTCTTCGGGGCCACATCATAAACAGGCACATAACTTTCTAAATTCTGGCTATCTATAGGAATTGTCATATACCTATTGCCATCCAATAAGCTTGTACGATGCTTCCAGATCCGTTTCTAAACGTGAATCCTGTATTACTTACAGATCCAGTCAAAACAAATATTCCATCTCCCCCAGAGTTAGCCCTAATCCCTGTAACGCTTACATTGAAACACGAGGTAGGAAAAGCAATGTTATTTGTGGCAAAAAGTAATGGAGTTGTACTTGAAGCAGTTACAGTCTTAATTCCCCATTGAAGGATCAAGCCGCCTGGTAAGAAGGTGTATCCATTGGTTGCAGCGACAGGGACAAAATTCCTTGTCAATTGCATTAATCTATTTCCACCAGATAAAAAGAAAAGCGCCTCATCTGTATTGATACCGTCATTTATCTGCGCATTTAAAACTTGTCCATATCCAGTAGTCGCTGTATATCCATTGATCGGTTGATTATTAGGTGGATTGGATGCTGTCGTTGAAACAGGAACTAAGTGAACTGCGGTATGATAACCATTAGGTGGAGTTCCTGACGTACTAGTCAATGGCACGTGATCTACAAGAAATTGTGTGTTGATCTGACTAAAATTTGTTTGAAGATTCAAATAATCCTGATTCAAAGGCACGCTGCCTGTTGGTACGCCTGGCTGATATGACATAAAAACTCCTATAACTGGGTAATCCTACCCGCTTTTCGTAACCATAATATTTGAGCGTCTATCTGTACTTCTTTCTGCTGAGGATCACCTGACATTTGAAGATTCGAAAATGTGTATTGAAGAGTCAGGAAATTCGCTCTAGTGGCGCAGAAAACACGCTGCCAAAACTTAGTGCCTTGTTTGGCTACGGCATATTGAGAAGGTGCTGTTGGGATGATAGAATTAAAGAATGTGTCTGGAACTTCAGGAGTAGCACCAACAATTTGATTGCTATAAAGAGTATTTGATGGCGTTTCATCATCATAGTTTAGATAGACGTAAAGAGAAATTTCACCACCTGGAACTGCTGCCATCAAAATGTCTAAATATCCCATTTGGATATTTTGACCTTCGTCAAGAAAGTTAAACTTCTTGCTGTTAATGAAAAAATTATCTCGAACGCTAATTACTCCCCCACCAACATAAGTTCCTGCTGGAGAGCCGACCACTTCAATATCAAATTCATTCGTAACAGCATTAAATGATCTGAGTGTAAAATTATTCGCATCTATCACTACGATTGCGTAGATACCACCGTTAAGATCTGAAAATGGTGTTCCTGAAGGAATTCCAGAGATACTAATTACATTTACTGTTTGTTGATCGCTTTTGACACTGTCTTGTATGTTGTGATTTGGACTAGTGATTTCAGCAATCCCGCTGGCATTATTGACAATATTTGAGATAAAAAGACTGGGGTCATTAATAGTAAGTTGATCAAGTTTCTCAATAAACCCTTGTTGATTTCCTCCCACAATGACAGGATCACCAGCGTCATCATCTAACCATGTTTTTTCATATTCAATCCATGGCACAGAAATTTGAAGCCAGTTAGGGCTAGTTTGTAATTGAAAAGTTCCCAATGTAGTTAACGAATCATTGAATATTGCCCATGAGTCATTCTCATAATTATAGAGAAGCCTTGCGGTTGGAAAAATCCAATTTGTATTCCCTACA